CTCATCCCTTTCTATTTCTGCGTGTATATTGTATTTCATATCATCTCCTATACTATTATTAATACACTGAACACTAGCCCAATGTATATTGCATTACTTATTATTTTCGTCATTAGTTATGGATTTCCACATTTTGTAAGAGAATATGCCACCTAAGACATACCCAGCTATCATTAAAGCTAACCATAAAGCTAATAGACTCATTACTATAGTACTTAACATATTATACCTCCTTTATTATATTATTGTTTTTATCTATTATTTTTGCATTAACTCCACATTTTCTGTATTCATCAAGTTGTATTTTTGCATAAACTAAACATTCATTTTTATCTAAATTCATTGCACATACACCATCTGAATAGACCATACCTTCTTTATAAATAACAGTAGGATCTACATCTACAGTAGTAGAAAGTATTACATTTTTATAATTATTATCTATTTTAATCATATAACTCATATACATTCCTTTCATTTAGAGTTAATTTAGCACTTATTTAGATGTCTATTAATATCACAGCAATCAAGTATTACAGTAATATCAACAGGTTAAATCAATATTGGTAATCAATTAATCAACCGATTTCGCCGAGAGTTAACTGACTACCAATATATAATATAAACAACATCGATTTATTGTTGCTACAAGCAACAGCAATAAATCGACAACAACAAAAAAAGTCAGCTCTGCTGACAATTAACGACATAAAGACAATTGCCTATAGCAATTGACAGGGTTTTAAACTTACCCCTGCAACATCGACATGTATGTCGTATGTGCAAATAGGGGGGTTTTATACAGATATTCTCCAATAGGGGGGTTTATTAACAACAAAAGAGGTAAATAACATGGCAATACCATTTATGGCAGGATCTGCTGGAATGAAATTCCTAAGAATGCTTTATCAAGGCAAAGCAAAGATGGGCAAAGGAACTAAAATGGCAGCAGATTTCGCAGGAAAAAAAGGCTTTACTAAAACTAGTAAGGTTATTTCAGGAGTAGGCAAAAAATCACAAGCAGGATATATCAAATCTAAGAAATTAGTTAAAAAATATCCAAAAACAGCTTCAGCAATAGGTGGAGCAGTAGCTTTTGATATGTTTGATGACGACTAATGGCTAAACAGAAGTTTGTTCACTTCGTACCTAGACCAAAACCAAAGAAAAGGATTAGGATACACAAAAAAAGCATGAACAAATCCGAAAAACGTAGCTTTAAAAAGTACAATAGGCAAGGACGATGATAACAAAACTAATAGGAATGTTCAAACCAAAGGGTTTAAATCGTAATTATTTACAATCTGAACCTTTTAGTGTAAATATTAGTAGACAAGTAAAGCAAAGACAAGATATAAAAAAGAACTTTCAGTCTAAAAAATTCAAAAAAAAGACTAAAGTCTTAGAATATAGCAAAAAGTTTATCTAATATGGCAACACCAAAGAACAAAGCACTATATAACAGAGTAAAATCTGAAGCTAAACGTAAATTTAAAACGTGGCCATCAGCATATGCGTCAGCATGGCTTGTAAAAACGTATAAAAAACGTGGTGGCAAATACTAATGGCAAAGGGTGGACTACGAAAGTGGTTTGCTGAAGATTGGCGAGACGTCAAAACAGGCAAAAAGTGTGGTAGATCTGGTAAAGAAAAAAAAACTCGACCATATCCTGCGTGTCGTCCAAAAGCTGTCGCTGGTAGAATAAGTAAAGCAGAAGCTAGAAAAAAAACCAGCTCAAAGAAAGTTAAATGGTCAGTAACTGCATCTGGAAGGAAAAGAAAGAATGGCTAAAACACCTGCATGGCAAAGAAAAGAAGGCAAATCTAAATCAGGAGGTTTGAATAGAAAAGGTATAGCCTCTTACAGAAAAGCAAATCCTGGTTCAAAATTAAAGATGGCAGTAACTACTAAACCATCTAAACTTAAAAAAGGATCAAAAGCTGCAAAACGTAGAGCTAGTTTTTGTGCGAGAATGAAAGGCATGAAACGTAAGCTAACGTCAGCTAAAACAGCTAGAGATCCAAATAGTAGAATAAACAAATCATTAAGAAAGTGGAATTGCTAATGGCTAAAAATAGATTAGAAAAACTTGCAGACGAATTAATGCGACTTTCTCCAGAAGAAGGTCAGCAACTAGGTCTTATTATGAGATCTAGAATGATGCCTGAAATGGCAAGACAACAAGGATTATTACAACAACCGACACCTCAAATGGCAGCAATGGGCCAAAGACCAGGTGGTCAAATGCCTATGCCTACCACAAGAGATGCAGCAATGAGAGGACTATTAAGAGGATGAGAATGAAAACTTATGCTTTCCTTGCAAAAACATATACTAAAAAATATATGGGTGATGCAAAAGACGCAATGAAAACATTGGGTGCTAAAATAGAATCTAAAGGTAAAGCAATGAGACCATCTTTAGAAAAGTTTGGCAAAAAAGTAAATAAGCATGTAAAAAAACATAAATTAAAATATGCAGCAGGAGCTGGTGGAGCAGTAACTGCAGGTGTTTTTAGTCAACATCAAAAACATAAAAATGATGGCACACATGCTAGATTAAAAAAAGAACTTAAAAAGAAAGGATACGTATAATATGCCGATGGTTGGAAAGAAAAAATATCCATATACTAAAAAGGGTAAAGCTGCAGCAAAGAAAGCTGCAAAGAAAAAAGGTATGAAAGTTAAGAAAGGTTACTAATGAAAAACGTATTAACTAAAGCACAACAAAGATTACCTAAACAGCTTAAAGAAAAGATTATTAAATCTAAAATGAAAAAGAAGAAAAAAAATGGCAAAAAATAAAGATCTAGTACCTTATTCTAAATTAGGATCTTTTAAATCTAAGATCAGAGTTAGTGGTGAACAGGCTTATTTAAAATATAAACATAAAAAAAGTAAGTTAAAAAAAGGTATAAAAGATATTGCATCTAAAACTACTGCTGAACAAAGATTCTTAGGAAAGACTTTACCAAAAACTTTATTTAAAGTTGGTAAGTTTGCATTTATGAATCCAATTACAGCAGCAGGATTATATGTAGCTGGTGGTCAAGCAAAAAAATTAGGACAAGCAAAAAGTTTTAACTTTCCTGAATATAGACAGTTTAATAAAAAAGGTAGAAAAATTTAATGTCAGAAGAAGTCAAATCAAATCATGGTGGAAAAAGACCTGGAGCTGGTAGACCTGTTGGATCTAAGTCAAAAGCTCTGTGGAAATCTATGGAAGAAATGGCAGAAAAATATCAACATTCTCCTTTAGATTATTTACTTGCTGTGTTAAACAATCCTGCAAGTAGTCCTGAAAGAAAAATGTATGCAGCCGAAAAAGCTGCACCATACGTTCATGCAAGACTTACATCATCAAACACAAAAATGAGTATAGATGAACCAGTCCAAGTCAAAGTCCAATGGCAAAAAGAAGACTAAGATAGTAGAGATCCCATATAAGCCAAGATCTTACCAACAAGAAGTTCATAAAAATAGAAAACGATTTAGTGTTCTTGTATGTCATAGACGTTTTGGTAAATCAGTTTTATCTATTAACGAATTAATTAAAACAGCAGCAGATAAACCTAGAGCTTTATGTGCATTCGTTGCACCGACATATCGTCAAGGTAAAGCCATCGCTTGGGAATATTTAAAATTTTATACTAAACCTTTACTTAAAATAGGTGGTAGTAGAAATGAGTCAGAACTAAGGATAGATTTATTTAATGGATCACGTATACAAATATTCGGAGCAGATAATCCAGATAGCATCAGGGGTATGGGATTTGATGCAGTTGTCCTGGACGAATATGCTATTATGTCTCCAAGAGTATGGACAGAAATTATTAGACCTGCTGTTGCAGATAAATTAGGTTGGGTTTTATTTATCGGTACACCAATGGGCCACAATCAGTTTTGGGAAGTATATGATTATGCTTTGCGTGGTAAAGAAGATTGGTATGGTAAATTATATAGAGCATCTGATACACAAGTAATACCAGATAGTGAGCTTGAAGAA